GGCTTGGGCGCACGGACTTGCCGCGAATGATGTCGTAAACAAAAGATCGGTTAAGGCCTGAGGCCTCGGCCAGCGCCGCGGGTGTCATGTCGAGCTGGAAAGCGCGTGCTTTCAGTCGCTGCGCGATGTTCGTGACGATCATGGTTATCCCCAGACATTTTGTGGACAAAATAGGATATGTATTCTGTTGAAAACGGACAGTCAAACAGGTAGGAACAATATATGAACAAAGGGGGCGCCGCCAGTGTTGATTCCAAGAGAATATTTCACCCTGCAGGAGGTTCTGGCGGACTGGGGCATCTCCGAGTCGGAGCTTAGCTACGTTGTGGAGACGGGACAGCTTACCCTATCGGTTCGCATCTATGGATCCTTCGTTGTGGCCGATCGGAAGGATCGACCTGGTCGGTGCAATCCTGACTTCGAGGGTGTGGTGGATCTCGAGCGGCGTGACGCTATGCGCGTGCTGCGCAAGCAAGCATGTCCGGTCATCTCTTTCGTGCAGAAGGGCGGGGTCATAACGACATCAGAGGGTGGCACAGACTGGGTGGTCTATCGTGAGGCCTTGCTGGTACGGGCCGAAGCGCGCGAGCTTTTCGAGGTGACTATTATGGTCGCCGGCACTCCGCATGCCAATGATTATGATCGTTTTTTGTCGTTCCAACTTGATGGGAAGCAACATCTGTTCACGGACATGCAGGCGCGGGCTCTGAACTTTTTGTTCATTTGCGCCATTACGGGTGACCCTGAACAGCGCAGTGTGCAGATCTTGGCTGCCGCAGGATCGGCTGCTTTGAAGCTCAGCTATCTATTTTCCAGTCGCAAGGGGTGGCGCGATATCGTGCATCCCGTCTCGGGGCGCCGGGGGTACTACATGCTGGAACCCGCTTTGGTCGTGACCATGCGCGTTGGTCCCTGATCTCGCACATTCTTCCAAAGCAGGCCCGCTTCGAGCGGGCTTTTTTATGTCTGTGGACATCGTGATTCGTTTTTGGCGTGCGCTGGTCACAGCCATTCGGTCGGTGTTCGGTCGGAGCTCGGTTGGTGAAGGGTTGGCGTTGGGTTGGAGCTCCGACCGAAATTTTCCGGTAAGTTGATTTTCCTACAAAAATTAATTTCTGGCACCGACCATTCATGCCACGACCTCCAACCCAAGGGTTTGGCAAGTTGCTCTCATCAACTCGATGAGGACCGCCATGGATCAAGACCAAACCCTACTGAGCACGAAGCTCTTGTCCCGGCGCTGGAATATTGCGCCGCGCACACTGGAACGCTGGCGCGCCGAGGGCCGGGGGCCACAGTTCATGCGAATTGGTCGGCACGTGCGCTATCGCCAGACAGATATCCAAGCTTTTGAGGCAAGGCATATTGAGGCTGGGGACTCTGAACAGCCCCTGACTGTCATCCGGTGCGCCGCATGAGTGCCCGCCTTTCAGTCACGCAAGCAGCAGTGTCGGAAATCACGCTGATGGCTTGGGTCGATGTGGCCGAGCCCGGGGCACGTCTCGTTTATCACCGCGGCTTTCTAGTGGTCGACACGACACCCAATGTCTCGATGCTTGGAAAACCCGCGCTTGAAGATCTGCGCGCCACCGCCAACGCAGCGTACCGGCTTTCCGAACTTGGCCGCATCCACCTCGTGCAGGAACGCCTTGGGTCAGATCGGTTTGCCTATCTCGCCATCGCCCGCCCGCAAAAGGTCGCTGTTCGAACTGCCGCTGTGAAGCAGCTCGCCGTGGCCGCCTGATCCCTCCACCCAGAAAGGAACCCCCATGACTTATCCAGAAAACACCCCGAGCGTGGATGACATGCTCAACATGCCGACCGGCGAGCTGGCGCAGATGCCGGTCGAATTGCTGGCAGCGCTACAAGGCGAACTTGATCACGCCAGCAGACAGCTGAAGGCCGCCACTGCGCGGTTCAGCACCGCTCTTGAAGTGCGCTACGCCACCCGCGCCACTGAGGCGCGCCGGGCCTGTGGCAAGGATACGGGCACCGTTCGCCTCGCAGATGGTAATTACACCATCGTGGCCGATCTGCCGAAACGCGTCGACTGGGACCAGGAAAAGTTGGCGCAGATTGCAGCCAACATCGCGGGTAGTGGCGAAGATCCGGCCGAGTTCATCGACACCAAGTTGACCGTCTCGGAGCGCAAATACGGCGCGCTGCCTGAGGCTTGGCGCAAGGGGTTCGAGCCCGCCCGCACAGTTGGTTTCGGCAAAGCCAGCTTCAAGCTTGAGCCCGTAAACACGCCCTGAATACGGCGGCGGGGACGCCCTGACCGCAAGGCTGGGCAGGCTCCCCTTCGGCGCCCGGTCACCCCCCGCCGCTGTTGATCCCTGAACCATAACAAGGAGAGTGCCATGTCATTGCGCATTATCACTGCGGACGAACGATTGTCCGCTTCAGAAAACAAGACCTCGCTGGCGGTGTTCGGCCCCCCCGGCGTCGGCAAGACCACGCTGATCAAGACGCTGCCCGCGGACAAGGCGGTGTGCTTCGATCTCGAGGCTGGCATGAAATCCGTGCAGGACTGGCACGGGCCAAGCATCCCGATCCGCAGCTTTCCCGATTTTCGGGATCTCGTGATCCTGATCGGTGGCCCGGACCCGGCACAACACCCGGGCAGCTATTACGGGGTCGAATACCATGCCCATGTGCAACGTGAATATGCCGAAAGTGGGCTGGAAGTCTTTCTGAAGGACCGTTCCATCATCTTCGTGGACAGCATCACTGATCTGACGCGACAGGCCATGGCCTATGCCAAGCAGCAGCCTGAGGCCTTCTCGGATCGCACTGGCAAACCGGATGTGCGCGGTGCTTACGGGCTTCTGGGCCGCGAGGTCATTCAGGCGCTGAAGCATCTGCAGCATGCCCGCGGCAAAACTGTGATCTTCGTGGGCGTTCTGGAAAAAATCATCGACGAATTTGGGACGTCTTCATGGGTGCCGCAGATGGAGGGCACCAAAGCGGGCCGCGAACTGCCAGGCATTGTCGACCAAGTTCTCTCCATGCAACTTTTTAGCAAGGATGCCGAAGGGGCCTGGACGCTGGACGAGAAATCTACCAACCGCCGCCTTGTCTGCCAATCCGGCAACCCTTGGGGACTGCCCGCGAAAGATCGCTCCGGCCGTCTCGATATGACCGAACCGCCAGACCTCGCAGCCCTGCTGGCCAAGATCGACGGTCGTTCTGCACCGATCCTCCCAATCACCCCCAACACTACCTCTGTCTGAACAGGAAAGGACATATCCCATGAATTTTGATCTCAACGACGCTGGTCCGCAAATGGCTCCGATGGGTGAGCTGATCCCCGATGGCACCTTTGCCAAGGTGATGATGAAGCTTCGCCCCGGCGGTGCCAACGGTGCCAGTGAAATGGATGCGGGGCTCTTGAAAGCCTCGCCGCACAGCGACGCGAAAATGCTCGACTGTGAATTCACCGTGACCGAAGGGCCCTATGCTCGGCGTAAGTTCTGGCAAAACTTCACCGTGGCGGGCGGAAAGTTGGACGAAAAGGGCCAGTCGAAGGGCTGGAACATCTCGAAAAGCGTCTTCCGGGCAATGATCGACAGCGCCCTTGGGCTAAAACCTGAGGATCTGAGCGAGGCGGCGCGGGCCAAGCGTGTGATCGGTGGGTTGAAACAGCTCGATGGCATCACGTTTGCGGCGCGGATTATGGTCGATGTCTCGGACAACCCGAACTACCGCGACAGCAACAAGATTGCGAACGTTGTGCTGCCGAATGAGCCAGCCTATGCGGCAACTATGCGCGGAGAGGCGGTGGCGCCTGAGCCGGTGAATGCACCACCGCGCAAATCGGCAGCAGCGGTGCCTGCCGCATGGAATGCACAGGCCCCGGCACAGGCTGGCTGGTCCAACGCGCCGCAAGCTCCGGCCACGCAAGCGCAGCCCGGCTCGCCCGCAACCGCGGTAACACCCGGCGGCGCTCCGGCCTGGTTGAACAGCTGAGCCCATGACCTCGGATGAATGGCAGGCGCATGTCACGCGCGAAGCGGCAAAGGAGATCGGCAAATGGCTCGAGGCCTGCGGAAGACTGGATCGGCCTATCGCAAGCCTCCAACTCACGGACCTCGACGCCATGGCCTCGGTGGCCATCAGCCGCTTCGTCGTTCTGGCGTCGCACAAGATCCGGGAAGACCCGGGGGCGCATCCGGAACTCGAAAACCTGCTGATGGGGTGAGCCGCGTCTGCGCGATTTGCGGCCGGGAAGCCCGAGGCTTCGGCTTCTGCCTGCGCCTCCTGTCGTCGCAGTTTCCATTCTACCAATTCTGTTCGCGCCGGTGCCAGGACATCGGCGCGGACCTCGCCCAGAGGAGCCACGGAATGATTGATAAAACCGCACGCGAGGCACAGGCCATCCGCGACGCACGCAGGGATTTCGCAGAAGCACTGACAGCACTTGGCCTGATGGCTCCGTTTTTCGACCGCACGGCAGCTGAGATCGACCAGCTCATCGAGGCGGCGGTCACCGGCTACATCGACAGCATGCAAACCCAAGGTGCCCAGCCTGAACGCGATGGCTGCCTGCCTGAAGACCCCATTCCTTTTTAGAGGTGCATCATGATTGACCTGAACCATGGGTCTGGCGCGCAATATGCGCCATCACGACCCACGCCCGACATCACTGCGGCCCTGAGCGCCGCGATCGACATTGGTCTTAGCGCCCGGCAGCAGACTGAGCGTCCGCGCAGCTATGTCAGCTCGTCCGGGTTGGGCCGCGCCTGCCTGCGCCAGATCCAGTATGATTATCTGGCCGTGCCCAAGGACGATGGCCAGGACTTCGCTCCGAAAACGCTCCGCATTTTTGAGGCTGGCCACCGCGGCGAGGATCTGGTGGCCAGCTGGCTGCGGCTTGCAGGGTTCGATTTGCGCACGGAGCGCGACGATGGGCGCCAGTTTGGCTTTACCGCTCTGGGAGGTCGGTTCAAGGGACACATCGATGGCTGCCTCGTCGGCGGGCCGGTCGAGATGGCTTATCCCGCGCTCTGGGAAACAAAAGCCCTTGGGGTCTCGAGCTGGAGGGACACGGTGAAGCGCGGTGTGGCTGTCTCAAAACCCGTCTATGCTGCGCAGATCGCGCTCTATCAGGCCTATCTGGACCTGCCCAATCCTGCGCTCTTTACCGCGATCAATCGTGACACGATGGAAATCTACGCGGAACTGATGCCGTTCGATGCGGCCCTCGCGCAGCAGATGAGTGATCGCGCTGTTGCGGTGGTGCAGGCGTCCGATGCTCAGGAATTGCTCCCCCGAGAGGCGGCCGCGCCCACGTCCGTGGTTTGCAAGGGCGGAATGGCCGCGGGTCATTGGCATCCACCTTGTGCTTGGGCGCAGCGCTGCTGGAGGGCAAAATCATGATCCCGTACGCCTATGAATTCAAAAGGCTCGCGCCGCAATTACGCATGAAGTCCACATACGGCTTCTTTCTGGAGAGTGTAGAGGCCGCCCCGGTCTATTACTTTGCCGATCAGGCTGCGTTCGATAGCGACGACCTCAACGCTTTGAGCCGCCTGATAATGGCCGAGCCTCTAAAGCTGCCACACCCTGCGGTCATCTTCGAGGTGAGGGACCGGGATCCGCAGCGTGCAGCCTTGCTGGTGTATGCCCGTCAGTTTGAGGATCGGGTTGAAGCCGCGCTCTTCTCGCGGGACAGAAAACGTCTGCGCTGGACGGATTGTCTGGCCCATGCTGTGTTTGCCCAGCCCGGTTGGGCCGAGGTCACTGCTCATCCTAAAATCTCGCAAGATCAGGCGCAGATGTACCATGACGCCGTCTCGGGTATGGTCTGGCGTGCGCTCAGCATCTTGGCCTTCGCGGGCGACGACAAGCCACGCAAGGTGATGCAAGGCCTGCGCCGCAAATATGCCAAGGCCGGCGTGCGCGGTTGGACGTGGCACCAAATCACCATTGATGTA